GCAGATAGCGCTTTCCAGATAACTGGCCTTAAAGTACATGACATAGGGATAGCCGTAGAGATAGATAGCGCATTTGCTGTCAGCGCTTCTAAGGTACTCAGCATTGGACTTTCCTCTGAGGTAGATTCCGCATTCACTATTGCGTCATCAGCAGGAATACCGATAGGGCAAGCCACCGAAACGGATACTGCATTCGTTATTGATAGCTCGAAAACAATGCATCTTGGCCTTGCCGTGGAGTCAGATTCAGCTTTTGTTGTGACGGCTGAACAGGCCTATTTGATTGGCCTTGCGGTCGAAACAGATAGTGCGTTCACACCATCATGGGCAAAAACAGTACAGCTTGGACTGGCTATAGAATATGACAGCGCGTATTCAGTCACTTATGCTGTCGAGGTAATAACTACTGAAAACTATCGTGGATTCATGGTGAATGTTGGAAGGATGATGTGATGGGAGACGAGACTGCAAAAAGCATTGTTGCGTTACTTGAACGGCTTATCAGCGACAGGGGCACCCTTGACTCGCATTGCGAAGAGATAGCCAAGCGGGTGCTGCCTCGTCAGAGCGGCGCGTTTGAAGGGGGTCAGCAGCGGGGAGAAAAGCGCACAACTGAGTTATATGATGCTACAGGTGCTCTTGCGCTGGAAAGATTCGCTGCTGCTATGGAGTCCATGCTAACGCCTCGAAACAGTATGTGGCATCGTTTGCGCACATCAAACATCCACCTTAATAAAGATCGTGATGTGGCCATGTGGTTCGAGGATGCGACCCGCGTCCTGTTCAGGCACAGATACGCAAATAAAGCCAATTATGCTTCTCAGCAGCATGAGAATTATATGGCACTTGGTGCGTTCGGTACGGGTGCAATGTTCATAGATGAGCTACAGGGTTCACCAGGGTTTCGTTACCGATCAGTGCATTTAAGTGGCATTTACTTCCTGGAAAACCATCAGGGGCTTATCGACACCGCTTTTCGCCTGTTTAAATGGACTGCAAAGCAAGCGGCTGAGAAATGGGGAGCTGAAAATCTGCCTGACAAGATGCAGAAGGCTTTGGGGAAAAATTCTCAAGAAGAGTTTGAATTCATCCATTATGTAGCACCACGCAAGAATTATGACCCTGAGCGTATAGATCACAGAGGCATGCCAATCGAGGCACTCTATATTGCAAAGGCCGACAAGCAAATTATGTCTGAGGGTGGATACCACACGTTCCCATACGCCATATCACGGTATGTTACAGCTCCGGGTGAGGTTTACGGTAGAAGCCCGGGTATGTTGGTGCTGCCAGCACTCAAAACAATAAATTTACAGAAAAAAACGATTCTAAAGCAGGGGCAGCGAATTACAGACCCGGTTCTTCTCGCTCACGATGATGGAATTGTAGATGCATTCAACATGCGCTCAGGGTACATTAATCCTGGAACCATGACCAAGGACGGAAAGCGCCTGGTAGATGTGCTGCCTACAGGCCAGCTATCAGTTGGGATTGAGTTGATGCAGGACGAGCGCAATACGATCAACGATGCGTTCCTTGTTACGCTGTTTCAGATCCTGGTGGATACGCCAGCCATGACCGCAACAGAGGTTTTGGAGCGGTCGCGTGAAAAGGGTGCGTTGCTGTCCCCTACGATGGGTCGCCAACAATCAGAAGCCCTTGGCCCACAGATAGAGCGTGAGCTGGATATTGCCTCAAGGCTTGGTCTTCTGAGGCCAATGCCACCCGCTTTGATCGAGGCTGAAGGCGAATATGACATAGAATATGACTCACCTCTTTCAAGAGCGCAGAAGGCAGAGGAGGCTGGTGGTCTGTTCAGAGCTATAGAGCTGGCAACTACCTATGCGAATGTGACTGGTGATCAAGCCCCTTTCGACTGGATTAATATGGATGAGGCGATGCCAGAGGTCATGGTGATCAATGCAGTGCCTGAGCGTTGGAAACGGTCTAAGGATGATGTAGAGGAGCGGAGGGAGGCCAGGGCTGAGGCTGCACAAACACAACAGATGATCGACGCTGCACCTGCCGCCGCAGGTTTGGCAAAAGCAGCTGGAGGAGCCTAGAATGGCCAACTGGATAGAGAAGGCTCAAGATTTTCTTGCCACCCGCAGGCAAAACTATATTCGAGTATTCGATGGGCCACCTGGTGATGCTGTTTTGCGAGACCTGGCTATATTTTGCCGGGCAAACCAGAGTACATTACACCAGGATCAAAGAATATCTGACGCCTTGAATGGGCGGCGTGAGGTGTGGCTGCGTATCCAGCAGCACCTGAATATGACAGATGAGCAGTTGTGGGAACTTTGTCAGGGTGCGGACAAAGAAAAGCCCTCATGAAAAAGTCCATGAGGGCAAAGGGCGTCACAGGAGAAAGCAAATTGAACCCCAATATAATATATTTTAAGGAGAGTAGCAATGACTGATGACATCACACCACCAGAAGGCGATCAACCCAGCGGTGAGACAAGCTGGATGGACGGACTGGATACGGACATCAGGGGCTTCGTAGATAGCAAAGGCTATCCTGAAGAAACCGTACACCAAGATCTGGCAAAGTCCTATTATAATCTGCAAAAGCTGCATGCAAAAGATCCAACAGTGGTTGGTCTTCCTGGTGAAGATGCGGATGAAGAAACATGGGGTTCTTTCTACAAACAACTTGGCATGCCTTCAGATGAAGGAGGGTATGCACCAGAGTTTGCTGAAGGCGTTGAGGTGGATGAGCCAACACTGGACTGGTTCAGAGGTGTCGCACATAAAGCAGGCTTGAATAACAAGCAGTTCAATATATTGGCGAACGCGCATAATGAACAAATTGCTAGCCTGCAACAGAAAATGGCCGATGCGAATGAGTCTTCTACGGCAGAACAGTTCGAGGCTCTAAAAAAGGATTGGGGCGCGGATCTGGACGCGAACGTGGCCTCTGGTCAAAAACTTGTGCGCGCACTGGGTTCAGACCTGGATGAGGCCACCTTGAGTGCGTTTGAGGGTGAGGTGGGGACTCCAGCCATGATGAAGGTTATGGCTGTTCTGGGGAAACGTCTTGGAGAAGATGATTTTCTGCGTGACATGCACAGTTCATCTTTTAGTGGAAACACTCGCGAGCAGTCTGTGGTTGAACGTGACAGGCTAATGGGTGACAAGGACTTCACAAAGTCACTGACTGATGTGAATGACCCGGCACACAAAGCGAACAATGAAAAGTGGCGGCGCTTGAATGCCAAGGCAAACGCTTTTTAATTGCTTGTAAAAACAGGTATTTAATGCCTATAATCAAAATAGATGAGTGAATAACGGCTAATTCAGGCTTTTTTACCTGAATTAGCCGCCATTTATCGGTTTTAAGGGCCAGCCATGGCTGAACAACCCTGACAGATGACTTTTTTTTAACTGTTAAAGGGAGGCCAACATGGCTTTTGAAATTCCTGACCATTTTCACAGAACATTCACCACGAATGTCGAGCTGTTGCTCTGTCAGAAAACATCACGATTCGGTGGCGCGGTTGCCACTGGTGGGTATTCTGGTGAGGCGGCACAAGTAGTCAAACAATTTGGTGAAGTCGAATTTACCGAGAAAACCACTCGCCACGACGACACCAATTTCTCTGACATCCAGCATAAGCAGCGCTGGATCTTCCCGTCTGATTTTGACCTCGCGCTTCCGGTAGATCGGGAAGATGAACTCAAAATGCTTGACTCGCCTCTATCGCCTTATGCTCTGGCCATGCGAGCCGCCTGGAACCGTAAAAAAGACGCGGTTGTCTCGGCTGCTTTTTTTGCATCAGCAAAGACTGGCAAGAACGGCTCCACTTCTACTGCGTTTGATACTGCCAATCAAGTTGTTGCAGTAGCCGCTGGTGCGTCTGCGGCTACTGGGCTTAACCTTGAAAAGTTAATCCAGGCCAAAGAGATCTTCGTGGGCAATGAATACGAAGATGATGGTGAAAACGAGCTTTACATGGCAATCGGCAAGAAGCAGCTGAGTAATTTGCTGCGCTCATTCGAGGTTGGAAGTGCTGATCATAATGATGTAAAGGCACTCGTGGCTGGTGAAGTTAACCAGTTTATGGGATTCACCTTCATCAAATACCAGAGCTTACCTACGGATGCCAACGGCTATCGAAGATGCCCAGTATGGACACGCAGCGGTATACACCTTGGTACGTGGAACGATCTGACGACACGTATCGGGGAACGACCTGATAAGAAATACCTGACTCAGGTATTTATGAAGGGTTCAATCGCGGCCACCCGTACGCAGGAAAAGCGGGTTGTCGAAGTCAAATGCAGCGAATAACCGGGAGGTGATCTCATGGCTGTAACTCAACAACAGGCAACTCAGTTATCAAATACTGATCTTGCCCCACAGGTCGCCAATCCGACTACGGATATGACCGGAAAGCTGCGTATTGCGCGGTTTGATTTCACGCAATCTGGTGCTGGAGACGCGGGTTCGCTTGCAGAGATTGCAAAGCTGCCTCCGGGTAAAGTCAGGATTATCCTGCCGCTATCCCGCATTGCGTTCTCAGCATTTGGCCTGGCTCGTACCATGGATCTAGGGTGGCTTGCGTACACCGATCTTGCAGGAGATGCCGTAGCGGCAGACCCTAATGGCCTGGACGATGGTGTGGCCGTTGACATTGCGGGAAGTGTTAATCCAGGGGGAACGGTAGGTGGAGATGAAACCTATCTGTTCACATCCACGGATGGAGTCACAATTACCGCGCAAGTCAATGATGGCACCATTCCGGATGCAGGCACCCTGAATGGCTATCTTCTCTACGTGCTGGATTAACCTGAGCCGGATCGGACTGACCTCTGATCCGGCTTTTGAGGATACAATATGGCAACTCGAAAATATAACGTGGCGTTAGATGCCTCTGATTTTGAGGTAGTAGAGACTGTTGGAGCATCCATAGCCAGTGGCGTTGTACAGGTAACTGTTGATCTGGCGGTGGCCAACAATCGAAAAGAGGTGTTGATGGCTATTGATAATGTGCGCCGGTACATCCTGGAAAACAACTGGCCTCCTGCATAAGTCATGCCTTCAGAGGAAGACATCTGCAACCGTGCAATGCAGAAGTTAGGTGCAAAGAGGTTCACCTCTTTTTCCGATAACGTAAAAAGCGCCAGGGAGAGCAATCTTGCCTATGCTATAGTTCGTGACTCAGAACTGGCAAAACGCGAATGGACGTTTTCTTTGGCCAGGGTGCAGTTGGCACCAGATACAGCCACTCCGGCCTTTGATTACAGTTATCAATTCACTCTGCCTGGTGACTGCTTGCGGCCACTAAAAGAGCGAGACACGGTATCCTGGTATGTGGAGGGGCGTAAGCTACTCACGAATGATGGTGATACCTTAAATCTCAGATACATAGCCAGGGTAACAGACCCCAATCTATTCGACCCCACATTCACAGAAGCGATGTCAACCAGATTGGCGTTAGAGCTGTGTGAGGCTATTACGCAATCAAATACCAAGAAGCGGATGCTCGAAGATCGGTACGTTAATGATATTTTTGAAGCACGCAGAGCGAATGCATTTACCAAATTAGCCGACAACCCACCAGAGAGTAGCTGGATCTCTGGGAGGCGTTAACATGCCAAAAGCATCACCCATACAAAACAGCCTGAATGCAGGTGAATTTTCACCTTTGATGTATGGCAGGACGGATTTTGCCAAATACAAAAATGGGCTGAAAACATGCCTTAACAACATCCCGCTTATTCAAGGTGGTCTCACTTTCCGTCCCGGAACAAGACACGTAGCCAGCGTAAAATACCCAGCAAACCGAACTGCATTGCTTGAGTTTGAATTTTCTACTACACAGGCTTATGTCATTGAGGTAGGCGATCAGTATTTGCGCTTTTATAAGGATAATGGGCAAATAACAGAGACTGCGCTTGTGATAACCGCTATATCACAGGCAAATCCCGCAGTAGTCACTATCGCATCACATGGATTCTCCAACGGTAACGAGGTGTTTCTTTCCGGTGTAGCAGGAATGACAGAGGTCAATGGCAAGAAATTCATTGTAGCTAATCAGACAGCAAATACATTCGAATTGGCCGGTACAGATTCAAGTTCGTATACTGCCTATGCTTCTGGCGGGACAGCAGCCAGGATCTACGAAATCAGCACGCCATATCTACAAGCAGACCTGTTCGATGCGAACAATCGCCTGAATCTGCGAATAGCTCAAAGTGCCGATGTCTTGTACTTGGCTCACCCGGATTACGCACCACAAAAACTGACTCGCACAGGGCATACTTCATGGACTCTCACTGAGATTGCCTTCGACTGGGTGCCTTTTCTGGATAAAAACCTTGATGACACGCTGACAGTCACTGCCTCTGCTATAACTGGTTCAGGGATAACGCTTACCGCATCGAACAACCTTTTCACCGCTGCGATGGTTGGTGGGCATTGGGAATTGCAGGAACTGGTAGCCAGCGAACACAATAAATGGACTTCTTCAACTGCGGTATCAACAAATCAACTGCTCTACTATCTTGGTAATGTATACAAGGTTGTATCAGGTGGTACTACAGGTAAGCGTCCACCGACACACACAGAAGGCACTGTCTCAGATGGAGCGGTTAATCTTGAATTCCAGCATCCTGGGCGCGGATATGCCAAGATAACAGCATACACAAGCCCTACCGTTGTCACGGCCACTGTGATAAAGCAATTACCTGCCAGCAGCACCAGTGGAACCTGGCGGCATGCAGAAGGCGCGTGGTCTCCTAAGAACGGACACCCGCAGGCCGTCACTTTCTATGCTGACAGGTTGGTATGGGGAGGCACGACGGGGCATCCGCAATCTATTTGGCTATCTCAGGTATCTGATTACGAAAATCACAAGCGTGTAGGGCCTGATGGCACGGTTACAGATGATGCGGCCATGTTCAGAACACTGAATGCTGATGATGTGAATGCCATAAAGTGGATGCTTGAAGATGACAAAGGGCTGCTTATCGGCACCACAGGCGGGCCGTGGTTGGTGCAGCCGGTGACTGCGTTAGAGCCGCTATCTCCTACCAATGCTGAAGCAAAGCGATCATCTAAGTTAGGAGCGGCCAATGTGAAAGGCGTGAGAGCGGGAAATGCGATACTGTTCCTACAAAAGGCTGGCCGTAAAATAAGAGAGCTTGCGTACCAGTTTGATCGGGATAAGTTTGTCTCAGCCAGCATGTCAGATATTTCGCAACATATCACTTATGGGGGGCTGCTGGATATTAAATTCCAACAGGAGCCGAATCCCATCTTGTGGGCATACCGAACAGACGGCACGTTGGTGGGCATGACATACGAGCGTGATCAGGAGGTCATAGGCTGGCACAGGCACGTCTTGGGTGGCGTGAGTGATGCGTCAGGCACTCCGGCGAGGGTAGAGGCTCTTGCCATAATACCCTCAGCTGATGGGACATCAGAAACCCCGTGGTTGATAGCTCAGCGATATGTTAATGGCGAGATTGTTCGACACATAGAATATTTGACTCCATTGTGGGAAAAAGGGATGTCACTGGAGGATGCCTTCTTTGTAGATGGTGGCCTTACTTATGATGGATCTCCGGCTACCATTATAAGCGGCCTGGATCACATGGAAGGCGAGGTGGCTACTGTCCTGGCGGATGGAGCCACGCATCCTGTAAAGACAGTCGTTAATGGGTCTATCACACTGGAAAGATCATCATCCAAAGTACATATAGGCTGGGGTTACAATGGAGACGGGCAAACACTGAGTCTTGAGGCAGGTTCGGCAGACGGCACGGCGCAGGGCAAAACGAAACGCATACACAGCGTAAAGTTCAGGCTGTATGATTCACTAGGCATATCAGTAGGGCCAGACTTTGATAACCTGGATGATATTACTTTTCGTACCGCAGGCGATCCAATGGACGCGCCGCCACCGCTATTTTCAGGTGATAAAGAGGTGGATTGGGATGGTGACTATGAAACAGAGTCTAACGTATGCTGGAGGCAATCGCAGCCATTGCCATTGACTGTTTTGGCTATTATGCCGCAAGTTAACACGCAAGATAGATGAAAGTTATCACATTCAAAGCGGAGCATTTGGAGGCTATGGCTCTACAGGATGCACAATCCTATCTGACCGCATGGGTTAGTCCTGCCATGGCTAAAACGCTTGAGGATCATAACTCATATACAGGAGTTGAGGGTGGCAAGGTGATTTGCTGTGGGGGGGTTATTCCATTATGGGTTGGACGCTCGATGATGTGGTCGTATCTATCAAAGGATGCAGGAAAGCACATTATATCAATACACAATGAGACGCGCCGCTTCCTAGATGATTGTTATGTGCAGCGGATGGAGGCCACAGTGGATGTTGGTTTCGCTCAAGGCCACAGGTGGATGCGCATGCTGGGATTCAAAATGGAGGCATCCTGCATGAAGGCTTATAGGCCGGACGGTGGTGATTGCTCACTTTATGCGAGGGTGAGGCCATGACCGGAATGGAGCTACTGCTTGCGGGTACGGCAATGAGTGTGGCTGGTGCAATGTCGGCAGCCAGTGCGCAGAAGGATGCAGCCAAATTCAATGAGGCGGTTGCCGAAAACAATGCGATTCTGTCGCGGCAGAATGCCGCATCAGAGGTTGAACGGCAACGAAGATTAACGCAGAAGCGATTGGGTTCAATACGCGCCAGTACAGGAGCCTCTGGGTTTACTCAGGAGGGAACCCCGCTAGACATACTGGGGGATGTCGCCATGGAGTCTGAATTGTATTCCCAAATGGCCTATTATGAAGGTGAAGTAAAGGCTTCAGGGTACGAAAGTACGGCAGAGCTCAACAGGAACCGGGCGCGTACTGTCCAGAGACAAGGCTACATGCAGGCGGGCACGGCGCTTCTATATGGGGCATCAGCCATGGCAAAACTGGGTGGTGCCTCCACTAAACCAAAAGCTCCACCAAAACAAGTTTGGACTTGAGTGTAAAGAATATGCCTAAAATTAAAAACTACGACAGACCCGCAAGCCAGCCAGTCCAGCAGCCAGTCCGTGGAGCTTCTGGTGCTGACTTTGGCGCTGGTGTTGGGGAGGCCATGTTTGGAGCTGGGAGGGCTGGAGCAGAGCTATCCGCTACCCTGTCAGTTCTCGAAGAGAGAAAAAGGAACAGGGGAGACACCATATCGCGTGTTCAGACAATAAACGAATATGCGGCAGGCAACGATGAAGAGTTTACTCGCATACAGACCGAAGAGGATCTGTCTAAAGACGAGGTGGTGTCAAATTATAACCAGTTCCTGAAGGAGAGGGCTGAGAAACTATTAGAGGAGCATACTGGGACGGATTCCAGCAGGGCGGAGTTGTCTGCGCAACTGGAGGCATATCGTGGACAGTATTCAAGATCCGCATACAAGGCCAGTGTTACGGAGCAGTTCCGTGTTATGGGACAGCACATGGAGACCACTATTGCCAATCTTGCAGACAAGGCAGGTGACTCGCCCGAAAGTCTGTCTACTCAGTTTCGTGGGCTTGATATTGAGATAGCCAAGATGTCGGCCGCACTTACGCCTGAGCAGGAGAAATTATACGAGCAAGATGGACGCTCAAAGATAGCTATAAACTCAATTACCCGCTTTATGAATATGGGGGACGAGGAGAGCCTTGATAAAGCAGACCTTGTGCTTAATGACAAGATCGTTATTGAGGCGCTGGAACCGGAAGTATTGCAACAGTACAAAACCAAAATAGCTATAGAGCGCAGCCGGAGGAAAAAAGAGGCTAACGAGGATCAAAAAAGCCTTGATCGTGCTGCATGGGCATGGGGTGTGCCTGTTGACAAGATGTCCGCCCAACAGCGTTCTGCGGCTTTGGGTATTACAATGCCTCAGCATCAGAAGAACATATTTGAAGACGCTGGCGACAAGCTGGCGCTCTATGCAAGTGTACGCGGGATCAAGGTTAGTGATATACCAACAGACACCGCGCTTGAGGTTACTGGTATGCCTGGCCCAGGTGAAAAAGCAAACCCCTATGGAACCGATGCAAAAGCAAATCGCATGGGGTTAATGACGGATCTTTCAAGGAAGATGCAGTCAGGAACAATGACACCAGATGATGATGTTATATGGGACATGAATCTGTCTCAATGGCTCACTCCTATACCCAATAGAGACTGGGCAACAGATGAAATGACTGAGTACGTCCCTGAGATACCACCAAGTATCATCAATATCATGAAGTCGTCAGGTCGTCCTATCCCGCCAAATGGGTTCCACAGGCTTGTTACGCTGGGTGATAAGCAAGAGCAAGCTCCGACCATGGGGGAAGTGTCTACAGAGACGACTCCTGATTCAGGATTTGTTCCATTATCAGCATTGGCTGAACAAGTTACAGGCCCATTGGACGCTACTAAGGAAGCATTATCTGATATTACAGGTTTGGGCGGCATGTTTGCTGACACCTCAAGAACCACCGGCAGAACTCAAGCCAAGAATACCCAGAAGAAAATGGTGGCCTTCCTTCAAACCAGCCCAACCTATGCCCAGAGAGAACGTGAGTCGCTTGAGGGCATTGTAGATATTGGCCCTCAAGTTATGGGTAGCGAGGAGAAATACCAGGATAAACTGCTTGGCATGTACGATATTGTTATGTCTGAAGCCAAGAAAAGCGAAGCTATACTGGCAAGAGAAAACGCACCTGACCTTAAAGATCGACCAGATAAAAAATCAATTTTACTGGCCAGGCGCACAATGTCATCAAAAGACGGGTTAATCAAGCAGTTTGGCGTTCGCAGATTAAGGGACGCGCCTAAAGATCCAGCGGATAAGGCCAAACAGTTTGCAAATGACCCTTACGGGACGCTGTATTACACGGAAGAAGGCACGATATACAAGAAAGAGCGCGGGAGTCAAAAACCAGTGTACTACAGGAACCAATAATGGCCGATCCATTAGGTGCAGAGCTTGAGAGTGGCGGCACGAAAGCCTGGCTTGATGCTATTGGAGGGTCGGATGAGTCTGATTCAGAGCAACAACCAGACCAGGTTCCTGCTCCATCACGAAGCACTGAGGACTGGTTGCAGGCTGTCAGCAGCCCAACTGGCCCAGTAATGACAGGTGTTTCTGAGAGAGATCCAATATCAGCTCAGCTATCTGCGGCTGGCACGATGGAGCGTGGGCCACGAGCGCGCCCTCCTGGAGCCTGGGATGCCGCAGAGTCCGGTGCTGCTCACGGCGCGGCTGAAGGTGGCGCTTTTGTGGGCGGCGCATCACTAGCCTTTCGTAGTACGCCATTCTTGCCTCCATTACCGAGAGTTGGTGCAACTATACTCGGTGGAGTTGCCGGTTCTATTGGTGCGAGGCCACTTACAGATCAGGCGTTCGATGTAATTGGCATCCCCGGATACGAAGACATACCACAAGCCTACAGGCGTTACTTTGTAGGCGCAGAAACATTCACAGCGAGTCTTTTTCCTGCTGCTGGCTCTATTTCCATGGCAAAAGCAGGATTCCGACTAAAGGGCGTAAGCTCTGTTGGCAAATGGTTTAATAAGAACCTGGATAAAGTATCAAAACAGCCATGGAGCGCGACCATGAAGACTGAGGCGACGGCATCCTTATCCGCCGGTTTTGCTGCTGTGGCCGCTGAGGCATCCGATCCTGGTGATGCTTTGACGCGATTTGCTGCTGAAACAGTTGCAGGAGCGGTTAATCCTGCCAGATGGGGCGAAGAATTATTACGCTTTGCTTGGTTTCGCAGCAGAAACGCAGTCCTGGCCATGGCTCCGAAGCGAATTTCTGGGGCGTTTCCTGAGAAAGCGGCAAGGATAGATGCTGCAAGGTACTTGAAGTCGCTGTTTGATGAAACCGGGATTGATGGTGATGACATAAACGGCTTGGTAGAGGTTCTAAGCAAGCCTGGTGTACTCCCTGATGCTACCACTTCGCAGCTTACAGGCTCAATTGAATTGACGGCGCTAAAACATGCGCTTGTTAGTCGTTCATCTGTGTTTGGGTTAAAGGTGCAGAAACGCACTGAGAAGGCGCTGGAGACCACCGGAAAGCTAGTTGATGCGCTGATGTCAACGGGAGACCCAAGCGCCATGGTGGCCGCCTCCGAGCTGAGGCGAGCGTACACAAGAACAATGCTTGATGGGCTATTTGAGGACGGAAAGCTCAAGGCAAGAATTGCCGTGGAGAAGCTATCAAGGGATTCACCGCGTGATAGCCGACAGATAAGTAAAATTGCATCGGACGTAATTGATGATGCGCGGCGTGTTGCCAGAGATATTGAGAGGCCGCTGTATGAGAGCATTGATAACGTAACCAGTGTAACTCCATTGCTGAAGCGTGATTTCTTGAGTGCGATTAAGGATTCGCAACGATCATTAACCCCGGAAGATATTGATGAGCTGCCAAAATATTTTAAGAGCTTTATTAAGCGCATGAAAGAAGGCGGGGAGATGACAGCGAAGGATTTCACGTCATTTAGGTCAAAGATGGGAGACCTCGCATCTAAAGCGGGTGACAGTGGCGAGATGAACAAGGCGCGGTTACTTTCAAATTATGCAGACGCGGCACTAAAAACCCTGGACGACCATTTTGAAGCGATTGATGATCCTGCTTATGACATAGCCAGATCGTTCACCAGGGAGTTTCACGAGTCATTTACACGTAGCTTTGCTGGGGAAATACGCGAAACCAGCGGGGGAGGGCGTGTTATCAATCCTGAGATGGTATTGAGGCGAGCTATGGCAACAGGCGGTGACGCTACAGACATCCGTCTTCAAGATCTTGAGGATGCAACACGATTCCTGGTATCTGTTAAAGAGAATGACGAATTGTCAAAGGCCGTTACCATGGCTATGGGTGATTATGACCCAGAGCAGGCCATGGCCACTATGCTGAATGCGCAAGAGCGTATGCTGAGGCTTGTTCTAACGGAGGGAACAGATCCTGTCACAGGCCGGGCGAAGCATAAATTAATGGCTGATTTCATCAGAAAGAACGAAAACCTGCTAGACAGGATGCCGGGTCTGCGGGACGACCTTAATCGCATTATTGACTCAGAACTAAGTTTGATGGATCTTGAGAAAAATATACCTGCCTACGGAATGCCAACAGAGATGCCACCCGGTGTCGGGATAGATGCACCAACCGCAAAGTTAGCGGAACTGCTTGGTGGCGTAGATAGGCCAAGTGTCGTGGTTGCTGAAATTCTTCGCTCGGACAGCCCAGTGAAGGGGTTGACCCGCCTGAGCGCAATTGCCAAAGGTGATAACGAAGCTATTACCGGGCTAAGGGCAGCGATAATGGAAGGCATAGGCGATACAGTTGATAAGAAGCTAACTACCCTTAGATCATCAACCGGGGACGGCGCGCCATCGCTGATGGATCAAATGCTTAAAAACGGAATTATCGACAAGGACATCCACCAGAATTTAACCGATATATTAAAGGCGTTCGACAATATTATATCTGACGCATCAACTCATGGCGCTGTTCCACTCCCAGGTGATGAATCAACAGTTACCAGCTTATTGAGCAGTGCGCTTGCTAGACTTGGTGGCTTGAGAGCATTTGAAGCCACGGGCTTGGCGCCAGGTGGTGGCGGGTCAATCTCAGCTTACCAGGCAGCCGGACAGATAAGCCAGAAGATGCTGGATAAAATGCCGCATGAACGGCAAATCAAGATGCTCGAACGGGCGATTCTTGATCCAGCTTTTGGCAAGGACATGCTTGCTGACATTTCTAAGCTGCCAGAAAAAGAAGTCTTTCGGCTTATGGGTAGAGTGCATGGCTATCTAATGCGAGCCGGTCTTATTCCTGTTATCAGGGAAGAAGATGACGCATATCAAGACAGAGGACTTAGCCAAGAAGAACTCAAGCGCGGAACAATACAAAGAGGCACTATTCAATGACGGTAAGCTCGTTTATATCCAGACTTTCCTTTGCTTGTAACGGGGTTACAACGCAATTTCAATTCCCCCATTATTTTTTGTCTGAAACTGACCTTGTTGTCATTCATGTGGTGAATGCTACTGGAGTTGAGACTACGCTCACTCTAACGACCGACTACACGGTATCCGGGGAAGCAACGCCTACCAGTGGCGTAGTTACCACAGTGGCTACTTATGCTTCTGGGATAACCTTAGTAGTGGAACGCAATACTGCCAAAAATCAGCCTATTGATCTTGTGGAAAACGATAATCTCCCAGCAGAGACCGTTGAGCAGGGTTTTGACAGGCCGATCCTGATGCTTCAGGAGCTGACAACGCTGCTATCCAGGGCGATGACACTTTCTGCTGGAACAACGTCGCCTGTTGACCTTACATTGCCAAACCCTGTTGCAAGCAAGTTACTCTCTTTCAACTCTACCGCCGATGGTCTCACACTGGCTGATTTCATAGACAATATCTACGTCCGCCAGGAGGCCACACCGGCCACTGATGGAAGCGTTTACCTGTGGTTGAAGCCTTCTACTGGTGCGTTTTATTTTATGGATGGGGCTGCATGGGTTCAGATAACAGACATCACGACACTGTTGGGAATGCAGAATACCTGGACTAAAACCCAGAGCTGGTCAA